ACCATATTTTCTAAAAGACATTTATATATTTATATGTTGAATATTAATATTTATATTTATATTTCAATTCTCAAATAACAATAATTTTATAATTTTATAATTTTATAATTTTAAGAAATCAAAATAAATCTGAGTAAATTATTATCTATACTTATATTGTCCACATTTTTATGCTATATGACATAAAAATATGAGAGATTGTAAAGGAAAATCTTTAGCTATATCAATGGGGTATAATATTGAAGTAGCAATTGATATTATCAAGCATCCAAATCTTTCGGAGATTAAAAAAAATGTTACTGAAATGGCTTTAGATTTGAATTGCGACCATTACTATTATATTTTTGATTATCAAGGCAACTGCAAACAGATAAGAAATCATTGTATTATTGTAATAAATTATGATGACCAATTTTTATTAGATTGTTCAAAATTAGTGAAGCAATTAAGAAAAATACCTGATTTGCATATTGAATGCATATATGAGGATAATATTGTTTGTAAATTAATTTATGCATCCAAATATTATTTATCAACAATGGAAAGAGAGAATGTGATAAAATATAACAAGTTCAAGAGAGAACGAAGTTTTTCTGATAATGAAAATATGTTATTGAATCAATTATAAGATTTCTTCTTTGTATTCTTCTTTGTCTTTCTTGGATTTAAATTATACCTAGTTTTTTTGCTAAACCTAAAGCAGTATTTGAAATTGATTTTGATTTTTTTGTTCCTTTATTGCTAGTTAAATGAACACGATAAGTTTTTGGTGCAGGTGTTTTATAAGCATTTTTTTTATTACTTTTTTTATTACTTTTTTTATTATTTTTCCCTTTTTTATGAGTTGACTTTGATTTTTTATCTTTAATTGGAATAAAAAATGGGGTTGTTTTATTTAACATTGAACTAGGTAATAAACTTTCAGGTGTTAAACTAGATAAAACATTTGGTAATTGAATATGAGTGGGTTCTTTTAATTGAATAGGAGGAGCACTTAAATCAAATGCAGGATCAAATAACATATCTGATACTGTTATTGTTTCTGCTTTTGAAGAAGTTTTGGGTTTTATAACAGATGTTGATAATATAGAAGAATCAGATTTAGAATTTGAAGAAGTAATATGTTTATGTCTGTATTTAGGTCTGTATTTAGGTATTGGTTTAATAGAAGATTCAGGTAGTTGAACACGAAATAAATATGGTTGAGGTTTATAACTTGATTTAACTTCTGGTTTAATAGTCTTTATTTGTAATAATTTACTAATATCATCTTCTAGTATTTGAGAATCAATAGGATTTATTGTGTCTTCTATTTTTCCTAATAAATCTGAATCCAATTCAGAATCAGAATCAGAATCAGAATCAGAATCAGAATTTGATTCTAATTCAAGGAAATCACTTTTAAGACGCTGATCAAGTGGAATTGGATTTGGTCGCATTCCTAAAATACTAGCTAAATCAGTGTTATTAAGTTGAATCATAACTTTATCTTTCTTACAATTTTTTGAAAAGTTAATATCAATATTTGCTTTTTCTCCATCATAATTTGCCTTCCATTTAATTTCATTTTCATCTTTACTTCCATTATTATGTATGATGGTTTTAGTAACTCCTTTATTTTCAATAAATGTTTGCATCTTATAATAAAAACATATTATTATTTTAGGAAAATAATAAAAATAATAATATTAGTTGTTTTTATCTTGAACTATGAATTTAAATATTAGTGAACTTGAAGAAAAAATGGTAGTTGGAATTAAACCACAACCAAAGGAATATCAACAACCAGCATTAAGAAAGCAATTAATCACAACCTCAGCAAAAAGTGAAAAAAAGAAAGTAAGTTATGATGATATTTTATCGTCTCTACAAATGAAAGTAGTAGATGGTAAACTGCAATTTATGAGAGCCGATGATGCAGCATTAGAATCATTAAAAAATTTAAAAGAAACACAAACAGAATCCATTAATAAAAAAGTAGTTTCTTTTCATCAACAATCACCTAATTTTTATGCAAATCCTCCTCCTCCAATAAAAATGGCACAAAAAACATTAAAAACAAGGCATCTACCAATTCCACAAGAAGAATATCAACAACCTATTATGCAAAGACCATTGACAAAACAAGAAGCAATCATGAGATTATTAGAAGCTAGACAAGAAGTAGCAAGAATAAATCAAATTAAATCAACAAAATTACAATTTTCAACACAAAATATTAATATTGCTCCTACTATGACACCTAAAATAGGTAATATGTTTTTCAAATTTAAATAATAAATTCTTGTTTAAATTCATCTGGTGTCATAATAATAATCCCTTTTTCTTTTGCTTTCACCATCTTTGAGCTATTATCATCTTTTGATTTCACAATTAATATAAATGTATCTGAAGTTATATTATCTTGTAATATTCCACCGATTTCTTTTAAATATTCAATAATATCTTTATCTCTTACTTTTGTCATTACCACTTTTTTATTATATAATGGATTAGAAGTATCATGTGTATGTCCTTGTTGTCCTTGTTCTCCTTGTTCTCCTTGACTATGTGTTGAATTTTTAGGCTTAAATTGCATTTTATTATCTAGTCCGCACTCATGAAGGAAATTCATAAATACAGGAATATTTTTAATGAATGTTTTTGCATTTACTTCACCAATGCCTTTTATTTTTACAAGTTTCTCATATTTTTCATCTGGCGAGTCATTTGAAATAAGAATAGTAGGTTCATTTTCCATTATTTGTTCAATTGTCTTACTACTAATTCCTCTTCCTAATTTATTAGAAGCATTCATAATATCTACTAGAGAAGCTGCAGCCAATTTATCATGTATATTTATCACAAATTTTTGTGCCAGGCTTTTGAAACCAGCTTTCTCAAAATCTGATTGTGTTGCTTTAATAATTTTAGGAACACTATTATAACCTGCATCTATTAACCTCTTAATATTTCCTTTGGCAAGTCCTTCTACACCTAAATTTGTAAAGAATGCAGTGATATTTTTAACAGCAACATCAGGGTCAGATTCTAAATCTTCTAATAAAACATCCACATGCTTATCACTCCATATATAAGCCTGTTCAGGCATTTTGGGTGTTTCAGCAGGCATTGTCACTGATTTGATATGAGGTATCACATCACCACTACGAATAAGTTGTACTACAGCACCAATTCCTATTTTATTATCTTCTATAAATTTACCATTAAATCCAGTTGCATATTCTATTTTAACTCCTCCTAGTTGTATGGGTTCAATTCTTATACGTGGTTTTAAATAACCGTCTTTAGAAGCTTGCCATAAAACATCTACCACTTTTGCCTCTGCTATTTGGTCAGATAAAACCATTTTGAAAGCGAATGCATGATCAGGATTTCCGGTCTTGCGTTCATGTATTTTGTCATCTGCAACAATAATTCCATCTATTTCATACTCATAACTGGTGCGCCAGTCTACAAGAAGTTTTGATAATTTGTCATTTGTTAGATTGTCTTTATCTATTATTTCATATTTTACAACTTCAAACCCACTTTCATGGATTTTTGCCAATTGCTCACTGGGTTTCATTAATGGAGAAACTAACTCGTAAACAACAAAGTGTAAATCGTGAGACTTTTCATCATATACTTGTTTATTAATGAGACCAGATACCATATTACGAGGATTTGCAAATGTATCCTTGTATTTTTCATCAAATGTTTGTTTAGGAATAATAAATTCACCTCTTACAACGAGACCTTTCGCTTTTGGGAGTTGTAATAATGGAATTAAATGACTAATATCTTGACCAACTTTTCCATCACCACGAGTATATAATTTTGGCTGCTTTTTGCTACAATCATAAAGACCACTTACACCGTCTAATTTGCATGATATTGTATAAGGACCAGAATATTTTGCCTTCCAATTTGCTAGTGCATTTGTATCAGGCTTTATTTTATCCATGGACCACATTTCATAAGGAAGTTTTACCTTATTTCTTGAAATAGGTGCTCCAACAGCATCAACAACTTCATTATTTGGATATTTTTCTTTAATGTATTCGGCTAATATATCATATAAGTTATCTGTAATGAGAGATATATTGGAATTATAATATGCATCTTTGGTTTCAGTTATCATCTTGTTTAAGGTTTGTTCATCTAATGATTCTAATACTTTTATACCATGTATTTTGAATGCTTCTATTAACTCCATTATTGGTATTTCCTCAATTACCTTTAGATTCTTTTTTGTAACTTTTTGTTTTTTCTTGGGACTTGACCTTGATTTCTTGAGACTTGGACTAGGTTTCTTGGGACTTGAGCTAGGTTTCTTGGGACTTGGACTAGGTTTTTTTGGACTTGGACTAGGACTTGGACTAGGACTTGGTGTTTTCGTTTTCTCTCTTTGTTCTTCTAATAAAACCAATTTTGTCTTTCTTTTCCTTGAAATTTTTGGTTTTGATTCCTTAATTTTTAAAGGTTCAGGAGTTGGTGTTTTCGTTTTCGTTTTCTCTCTTTGTTCTTCTAATAAAACCAATTTTTCCTTCTTTTTTTTTGAAATCTTTGGTTTTGATGATTTTTTATTAGGTGATGATTTTTTATTAGGTGATGTTTCAATATTAGCACTGTCTTTTATTAAAACTAATTTCTTCTTCTTTTTTGTCAATTTTTTCTTATGTGTTTTTGAAACTTTATCAATAATATTTTTTAAAAGTTCACTTGTTCTTTCAATTATTGAGCTCATAATATATTTAAAGAAATAATTATTGTTTTATTATAAATTTGCAAAGTATTTTTTATAAAAAATTGATTTTAAAAACTTTAAAAATTAATAAACCACAATATTCACAGCATAATGTCTAGTAAAAGATTCAATGAATTATTTATTCAAGTGCTTGGTCAAATGGCACAAGAAAATGCTGCAAAGGGTGTTCATTTCAAATCACGAGCTTATAAGAAAGCTCAAGAATCCATTAAAAATTTCAATGATAATATTATAAAGTTAGAAGATATTGAACATCTTCCTGGGATTGGAAAATCTATTTTGGAAAAATTGGGAAAAGCAATGATAGAAGCAGAAAAGACAGGAATGAATGCAGTTCAAGAAGATCCTGCAATAATATTGGCTCAAGTTTATGGAATTGGACCTAAAAAAGCAGCTGAGTTAGTTGAACAAGGTATTACAAGTATTAAAAGTTTGAGAGCAGTTCAGTTTGAGCTACTAAATGATAAGCAGATTATTGGTCTCACATATTATGAAGATGTCATGATGCGCATACCTAGAAAAGAAATTAATGAATATGAGCAAATTATAAATGATGCCTTATTTTATGTATTATCTTTAAATAAATTTCACAAGGAAGATGCACAGTTAGAAATTGTAGGAAGTTATAGGAGAGGTTCATCAGATTCTGGTGATATAGATATTATTATTACGTCCAAATTTCCGCAAGTATTCATTCTTTGGATTGATAAGCTTATAAAAGATAAGGTGATTTTTGAGGTATTAAGTCGTGGTCCATCAAAATGTCTAGTTATGGCTAAGATTTCTACTTCTCAATTTGTGCGTCGGGTTGATTTTCTGTATTGTCCTCCACAAGAATATGCCTTTTCAGTTTTGTATTTCACTGGTTCAAAAGAATTTAATACTGCAATGAGAAGCAGGGCTCTACAATTAAATCTGAGTTTGAATGAACACGGTTTCCATCATATGGTTGCAGGAGAGAAGGGTCGGAAGGTAAAAGGTCATAAGTTAACAAAGATGTTTAATAATGAAAAAGAAATCTTTGAACATTTAGGAATGGTTTGGAAGGAACCTCATGAGAGAAAAGATGCATCAGATGTTATTAGTATATAAGTAAAAATAAATTACTTCTCTTGTCACAAAATTATTCATTCTTTTACATATGAGAAAAATAATATATTAAAAATAATATATTAAGAAAAAATACTTAAAGAAAAATCTCTTGTTATATATGGGATACAATTTATTCCTTATAAAAGCGGGTTGGCGCAGAGGCAGCGTGTCTGGCTCATAACCAGAAGGTCGGAGGATCGAAACCTCCACCCGCTATTAACCTAATAAAATTAGGTAGAACACAATTAGTTTAGTGGTAAAATAAATGATTACCAATCATTAGTCTCGGGTCCGATTCCCGAATTGTGTAATAAATTTTAATCTATAGCAATAAATAGATTAAAATTCAAATTCATATTCTATTATATTTTTAAGGTCTGTTTTTAGTTGATTATATAAATGTGTTCTTACTTTACACATGCATGAGTAATCTTGTTCAAAGTTGAAACTGCTGATTTTAATTGTTGTTCGTGCACATAAATCCTCCAGTTTATTATTATTTTTCATTAATTCCATATTTTTTTGTTTCCAAAGAGTTAATTCCTTCCATAATTTCTTATGAATATGTTGAACTAATAATGTTATCTCTTGTGGTGTTGCTCGTTTCCATATTTGCACACCTTCACCATCTTGTTGGTATATATAAAATAAATTGGTTTTTTGTTGAAAACACATGATTGGAACTTCTTGATTAATTATGTTTTCGTTAATTATTTCGCATAGTGTTTTTACAATATTTTCTTCAATTAACAGCTGAACATGGTCTTGAGTTACTACTAACTTTTTCTGCCATTCTGAGAATGATGTTTGAATATTTGTTTTATTCATAGTTAACCAGTGGATAATATCTATATTCTTCTTCTTTTTATCCAACCACTTTTGCATTTCTGCCATTTTTTCTTCTAATGCTGCATTCTTATAAGCTAATTCCTGAACAATCTTATATAATTCAAAATGTGATGGAATATTTGTACTCTCTTCTTCTATACATTTCTTTTCTCTCTTGCTACTGTGTACTAGTTCACATAACAGTCTATGTCTATCATGTGATATTTTTCTTGTGTGTGTTTTACCACATAAATGACAAGAATATGCTGATGGACTCTTTGCTTGTATTTGCATAATAAAATTGTGTACAATTAATAAAAATAATTATTTTATTTTCAATTTTTATTAATATTTTTTTGTTCTTGTTCTTTTATTCTTTTATTCTTTTATTCTTTCTTTATTCAGAAATGAACATATTATAATAAACAAACTATATTTGATGCACTTTTTATACCATTAAAATCAACTTTAGCAGCAGAAGTGTATGCACCCATATTATTCAAAAAAATCCAATCGTTTACTTCAAAATTAGTAGGAAATTCATTTGTATCTATATTATCATAAGAATCACATGTAGGACCGAATACTTTTAATTCACTCCATTCTTTTATTTCTTCTATTGTTTCTTTTATAGTATCATAATAATGCGTTAATTTAGGAAAATGCCAGTGATCTCTATGATATACATTAAATTCATGATATATTCCATTATCCAAATAAATACCTCTTTCTGTTTTTGCAATAATTTGTGTGGCTAAATGATAACTTGGTTCAGCATAATATCTTCCTGGTTCAGCAATAATTATATATTTTTCCGATAATTCTCTGGTCCATCCTAAGGAATCTTCTAAATCTGAATCATATAATAATCCACCTCCTATATCTAAGATAAGTTTTTCTTTTTCTGTTTGATTTTTATAAATATCCTCTATGTATGTCAATAATGGTTTAGCATATTCAAAAGCTATTTTGTATGCTTCCTTTCTGACAAAATTTCCACCTGAACCTATATGAAATGATATACCTTTTATTTTAAAATTATTTTTTTCTGCATATTTTATTATTTCAAAACCTTCCTCTATTGAACAACCAAATTTACTATCAAATTTCACATTCGCACTTTCAATATTACTTTTTGTTCTAATTAATATGTCTGTTTTTATTCCATAGTTTATTAATTTTTGTATTTCACATAAACTATCAACTATTTTTACATTTATTTTTGAAAATATATTTGTTATAATATCTTTTTCATGTGGAATAGTATGTGGATTAGTATAAATTATGTTTTCTTTATTTACATAATTTGATGCTAATTCAAATTCTTGAATAGAAGCTACATCTAATCCAATTGTGTTTTGTAATTGCAATTCATTATTAAATAATGTATCTAGTAATTCTACAGAGTTATTTGCTTTAACAGCATAATAAGGTTTTATCCAAGGTATATAATAATTCCATTTTTTTATTTGGTTCACTAATCCTAATTTATCAAAAAACCAACGGTTGGAAGTAGAAAATTTAAAAAATTCTTTATTTTTTTCTTTTTTTGATAAAAAAATAGGAATAGATTCTTTTTCTAAAAATATTTTCAGCTTTTATATTTTTAGAAAATATAATAAAAATAATATTATAGCAAATAAATAACTTATTTTATCAAATAAATACCTTATTTTATAAAATATATATATTTTTAAATCGTTATTATATATAATAATGTCAGGAATTCCAAATCAAGATTATTTAGATTCAGAATCATGTTATTCAGAATCATGTTATTCAGATTCATGTTATTCAGATTCATGTGTAGATGATTCATGTTGTGGCTCATCAGCTTGTAGATATTATGGAGGAGATAGAAATTTGAAATTTACTGACCCTGCATATCAATATAAGACCTTGAAAATTATTCAAAATACTGTTAGAGTGCCTTCTTCTCTTTATTCAATGAATTTAGCTGCTTTAAATGTTTATCAAAAGCCGAACCCGCAATACAATGTTAATTGGAATCAAATGAGTGACAGAAAAGAGCGTCATTTTCAACCAAATATTGTTACTGGTGGTAGTTTTTATCATGGAAGCAGTACCAAAAATACAATTACTAGATGTCGTCCTGGTGCTGGATGTCCAGGTGGTTCTGGTGTAGATATTAAACATAATTCTTATGACCGTTATTTAAATCGTATTAAGGGGAAAGGTCCTGTTCGTCGTGGTCCAATTCCTCCTGCTTTTGGTTCCCCTCTTGAAAATTTAGACCCTGCTATTCAAGGTGGTAAAACAATGAAGACTAGTATTGTCAGCGGATGTAATTGTCCTATTACTCCTTCTGTTAATCCTTTATCAGAAAAACCTTTATATCTTATAATTTTAGCTCCTGAATTTAGTATTGGACAAAAAATATATGCTCTTTCATTAGAAAAACATACATTATATGAGGATATTAATTATTATTCAGAAGCACTTGTTATTGCATTCAATAGTGGGATTTATACAGTTAAATTCTTAGATGGTAGAATTGAAAACAGAACTATTGATCAATTAATTAATTGTGAAACTTGTAGTCGTGAATTAAATTGTAACGGTAACTGTAACGTTAACTGTAACGTTAACTGTAACGTTGACTGTAACGGTAACTGTAACGGTAACTCTGATCCATTAGATTTTATATATAACTTTGTTGAAGAGGATGGTGTATTATTACCATGTAATTTGTTAAATGATTTTGGAAAAGGTGGTAATTATATAAATATTATAAATCAATACACAGGAAAAAATTTAATAAGTTAAAGAATTTTTTATTTATTTAGAAAATTTTATATTAGAACATTATATAAAATGCCAAGAATGCTTATGAATATTAATGGTTCCAATATTAATAATAGGACTCTTGCACAATTTGCTGTTAGGTCTGTTAATAATCAAATAAATAATAATCTTTCATCTCAATCTAATCGTTTGAACTTAATGAGTCCCATGATTGGTCGTGTTGCTTCTGCTAAGGCAAGTTGTGGTGCTTGTGGAAAGTAAAAAATGAGATTTAATCCATGGATTTCTCATATTTTTATTAATTATTAATTACTTTTATTATACTTATATACTTACTTATAATTATAATTCAATATCTTATCTAGCTACTTATCTAGCTACTTATCTAGTTACTTATCTAGCTAAAATAACTACTGCAAATTATTTACCTGTATTGCATTTAATGCGTTTTCTGTTGTAAATTGCTTTCTCACGCTAGCACATTTACATCTCAGCAGATACTTCACCTAGAGCTTCCTGTGGAAAGCGATCCATCAAGTTGCCGTAGTCAACAATCTCTTTCGTTATCTTGTTAATAAAGACCTGATTGTATAATCCTTCAATGCTATCGCTAGGAACTTCCAGTGGCTCCCATTCGTCCCAGAATGCGTCCTCGTTGTAATCAGCTTGCGATGACGTTCTTCTCAACTCCATATGTTCATGATTATTACTTCTGACAAGACCGTTTCTCGGTATAGCTGGTTCTTCTACTGGCTTGTATTCTACTCTGAGAACTTCTCTGAACTTATTACCTGTGATCGCGCATTTAACGATTCTTTCCTTGCTTCCGTGAACAGCGCTTTTCAGCTCGTCAATTTCTTCTCTTATACCTTGCATCTGCTGATTGAGCTCGTCTACTACATTATCTGATTCTAGAGGCTCTAGATCAGATTCTTGTTGTGGGAACTGAAATCCCATTGTTTCAAGTGTAGAGCGCAGCTCGTTGATAGTGCCTTGCATCTGTTCCATCTCCCACATCAAGTCTTCAAGCACAGAATATGGAACTGAAGGAAGTCCAGGTGCTACTGGGAATTGCTCCATAAAATCAGGACGAAGATTCACTACTTCTTTACGTCTTTCTGGTCCAACACGCTTCGCCGAGGTGTTCTCTAAGACAATCCAGTACCAAGGGGAATCGTAGTCCAAAGTACACCTTTGCTCAGGATCTGCCGCGCGTTCCTGGAATTCAGAAACAAAGCTATTATCGTTCCAGTAGTTGAAATGAATGTATGCCGCATTGTAATCTCCCTTGTCTACAAGGTCTACACGCTCCACTTGTCCGAGACCATATTCTTGTATCGCCATTTTGATTCTGTCACCTGTAATATTAAGAAACACACGAGGAATAAAGAGACTCATTGATTGGTTAACTGAACTCATTCTGATTGCTGGTTGGTTAGCTTCTGCTTTAACTAGGGGTAAGTTGTACCATAATTTATTGAAGCAAAAAGTATTTCAATTTTTTTAAATCTTTATGAAAGGTTGTAAGAATTGCTAATTTTTTACAACTTTAGGAAAGGTTGAGCCAAATACAGGAAGGAAAAAATACTTAATTACCTAACTACTTAATTACCTAACTACTTAACTACTTAACTACTTAACTACTTAACTACTTAACTACTTAACTACTTATATTTATTTTTATTTATTTCAAAACCTTCCCAAAATATTTGTATTTTCCATTAGGGCCTAGAACAATTTCACCATCTTGCATCTTCTGTTCCAACCAGATCTTTCCATTCTGTTCGCGTTGTGTAGCAATCCAATCTGCCTCTGACATTGCGCAAAACCCGCGATCCAGCCAATCATCCACTTCCTCATGGAATTCTAACCATTTTTCTTCTTTCCATTTGTTATACTCTTCAGGCGATAAGGTGGCCTTTTTTTCTGCTTTCTCGGCAGCATTGGAAGCTTCTTTTTCTCTTTCTTTCTTATCAGTTTTTTCTTCCATTTCGTAGTGCACTCTGTAATGTTCTTCAATTTCTTGTTGCACTCTATCGTAGAATGGGCCTGGGATTTCGTTTTCCCTACTACTACTACCTCTCTCAAAACTCAAGTACCACATGGAGCCATGTTCGTACCACATATGCTGCCTATAGAGCTTATAGTTAGCATCGTCCTGTGCTTTCTTCTCCTTGGTTATTTGTTCCCTCCTTGCTTTTCTCTCCAAGTAGGCCTCGTGTTCCAACCTCTTCTTCTCTGCAAAGTCAGCTTTTATCTTGGCTTCAATAGAATCTGTAACTGCCTTATCATCAGTTGTCACCGCTTTCTTTGCTGCAAGTGCCCATGCATTTCCTAGTGGCTCATTAACACGAGCTGATATATTGCTAACCACTGATTCAATGCCACGAGCTGACACCTTGCCACCAGAAATCAAGGTTATATTATCAACCGCTCTCTGAATGCTTGCTTGCATCTCAGGTGTATTTATTATCTTCGTAGCTGCCTTATTCTGACTAGCTGCGCAGTAACGTCTAGTATGCCCGTAGTTCTTGCAATAAGTACACTTCGTCTTAGCTAGTTCAGGACATTCATTTACATTATGTACATTCCAGTTAGGCAAATTCAAATTTCTGCAGTGTCCACATCCACGAACACCTCTAACAGTACTACTAGTAGAGGTATTAATACTCATTCTGATTTAATCTAAGTTTCCAGGGGATTTGTACTTTTATAAAAAGTAATTCAAAGTATTTCAATTTTTTTTAAATATTAAAAGGTGTAATATAAAACATATTCCTTAACTTACATAAAAATAACTTGTATATGGCTAATTTTATTGGGCTAATTTTATAGTCTTTTTCTACTAGCTAAATAACCTGCTGCACTTGTTCCAACACGACCATAAGCAGTGTGCGGTTTGTAAACATAACTATGATTATATGTGTAACATAAGGTATTATTACAGTTATTAAATCTTTGACCAATAGGAGTAGGGATATAATTGGTTAATGTGCTTAAATTATTGGCTCTATTGACTGGAGTAGGAATAGTAGGCATTTATATTATTATATAATATAAAAAATTAGGTATGCTTTAATTTATTACTGCAATTTAAAAAATTGAAATAATTTTTATCTCTTAAATGATTTGCACATCATTCCTGTATTTGTGGATTATTGAAATATGCAGTCTAACTCGGTCTTTAGAAGCTACCTTATTGGAGCTAGAAAAAAGGTTGCTAGTTCAAATGCGAATACAAGAAGTCTTCTCAGTTTGTGTTATCCAAGGATGCCGATTGAATTATTATTGGAGATTCCGACTTCTGAGGAAATTATGGAACACCAAAAAAGGCGCGAAAAAGAGAAAGCAGATGAAAGAGCGAAAGCAGCTGAAGAGAAGCGCAGACTTATGAGGGAGGAGCAAATAAATGCATTCAGGAAATTCAGCGAAGAATTCAAGATGCCGGAGTTCACATATGCAGGTAATTTTAAGCCACTTGTAAGGCGTGAACCTTATCTAAAGGATCCCTTTGATAATGTTAATTTTGCAGTCATTGGCGAATTATTGCTGCAGCAAAATAGAGAAATTTGTTAGATAGTTAGGTAGTTATCAAGCATAGTTAGATAGTTAGATATCAAGCATAGTTAGCTAGTTATTAGATATCAAGCATAGTTAGATAGTTAATTATAGTTAGATAGACATAACTATAAGTAGATTATAAAAGTTTGGCTCCACCTTTATGAAAGGTGGAAAATGAAAAGTGGAAAAATTAGCAATTATATGGTTTGGCTCCACCTTTATGAAAGGTGGAAAATGAAAGGTGGAAAAAAATTGAAATACTTTTTTCTCTCTTTATTGATTGTACAAATTCCAAGTTTCCAAGGAGCTAAAGCAAAAAATGATGAGTTTCAAGCAGATGTTTTCGTTTTCCAATATGGGTAATTTGGCTCAAAGCAAGTTTCAGATGTCAATTGAAGATTCAATTGCTATGTTTGGCTGCGGATGTCTAACTTTTGCGATTTTCATGCAAATTTTCAAAGGAACAAAAAAATCATACATGGAAAAAGAGCTCAGTAGACAACAGGAAATTTTGCGCGAAGTAAACGATGAGCATGAAAAGGAAATGGAAAAGCTTGCGGAATGCTACCGAATTATCAGAAAAATGGACCTAGGGAAAATCAAAGAATTGGAATCAAGATGCAGCGACCTTCTCTGCGCATACAGAGAGTTAGAAGCGAAACATAACGATTTGCTTTCTTGGTACAATCATAGTACTAGCGTTGTGAGTGATTCCACTCTTCAGGAAGATGAGGATTGGACCTCTCAAACATCAGACATAACAGAGAGCGAGGAAGATGAAGAAATTGTTGAGATTCAGGAGGTAGGACGACGCACATGGACTAACAAGGAAAAAAGTGACGGTACATATCAGCATGAATTGCCTGATGGATTAAAAATACATATGAAGTCTGTCAAATGCAAGAAGACGTTGAGCTTAACTTTTCGTAAAGCAGAGCAAAAAGAGAACGACATCTGGATTGAAAATGAAACCGAGAAGCAACATAAGAATCTGAATAAAGCACGTGCTGCTTTCTTCGGAGAGGAGCTGATAAGCAAACAGTCAGTATGGCTATGTTTCAGGAGCGAAGATGGAAAGACACTTAGAGATATAATTGAGAACTAAGTGTGAATGTAGTGTTAGTAGATAGGTAGATAGTAAATAATAGATATAACTAGATAGTAACTAGATAGTAGATAGTAGATAAGAAATAATATTATTATGAGAAATCCATTTTTTATTATACTTTTTTATAAGCTTAAAAAAGTATTATTAATATATATTATGAGCTTTGATTTGAATATTCATAATTATAAGTTAAAAGAATTAGAAGAAATATTTGATTTACCACAAAACTATGATCAGGCAACTATTGAATTGAGAGAAAATAAATTAAGAGAGAATATTTGTTCAGATGCATCAGTTAATGATAAGACACGAGATGAAACATTGGAATTTTTAAAACAAGCTAGAGATAGTCTTATAAATTCCTTCAATAATCTCAGAAATAAATTCAAAGAATTGAACTTATCAAATACAGATGTCTCATTGAAACCAAGCAATATTATTGAGGAGTCTGGAAGTCAATATATTATTGAAAAAAATAGTACACCATTTAGTCAATCTTTTCCAAGTGAATTTTATCCTGGTTCTATTAATCCATTGAAAAAGCGTGTTAATCGTCAATATTTGAATATTGATACTCGTTTTAGAGATAATTATTATAGTACTTTATCCACTAATTTTCATTTAGATTTGCCAATTAAATTCAGTAATGTATTATCCATGCAATTATCTTCGTTTGAGATTATTACTTCTTATTATGTTATTTCAAAGCAATATGGTAATAATTTCTTTTGGATTACTATTAATCAAATAACTGGTGAAACAGATAGAGCACAAATTTTTATTCCAGATGGAAACTATACACCAAATGATTTATTAGATTATTTGAATAATTATGTAAGTGTTAATGGTCCACTTGGTTCTGTAAATCCTATTTTTAATTCTCTTATTTTTACAATTAATATTACAAATTCATCAAGTGGTTCTGGTCAAATGGTCATCGGTTTAAGTACATTGCCTTCTACAGGTACAACAATTACTTTAGATTTTCAGGCGAATTCACAAGGCAATCCTGATAATGGTACACCATTAGTATTAAAATTAGGTTGGTTGCTTGGTTTTCGTTTAGGTATTTATGAAAATAACAGTAATTATGTGAGTGAAGGAATTGTGAATTTATCTGGTCCGAAGTATTTATATTTAGTTATTGATGATTATAATAATAATGTAAATAATGGATTTTATAGTGCATTTAATTCATCAATTCTGAATAAAAATATATTGGCTCGTATTTCATATCAAGATGGTTCATTTATCAATATTTCTGAGAATAATCTTTCTCTCATAACTTCTCCAAGACAATATTATGGACCTGTAGATATTCAAAAGTTGAATATTCAATTAATAGATGAATTTGGGCGTTTTATTGATTTAAATAATATGGATTATTCTTTCTGTCTTACATTACAATCAGTTTATGATTTGTGAAGAAAATGGTTTTTTTGTTTTTCCATCATATTCGTATGCATATCCATTATCCAACATCCATTTATTTATATGTATTTGGTTTCCAGGATTTTCATTAGTTGGAGCATCTACATAAATATTTGCAAGTATTCGGCCATATTTTTCCTGTGCATTATCTTTCAAGTAGATAATTTTATGAAGAATTAAATCTTCTAATGCTTTTTGTGATTTTTTTGCTGCTTCTTTTTCTTCTGTTGTTTTTCCTTTTATTTCTGGTGAGTCAATTCCAAATAACCTGATTGAAAAGCGATATAATGGAGATTCTGGATAAGGTAATTTTGATGCAATAGTGATTGTATCACCATCATATACTTTAATAACTTGGCCTTGATTAATTGGTGGGATAAATGGTATCGTTTGGTTCCAATGTATTATTGTTTGTTCAATTTGATTTTTAACAGGGTCTTTGTAAAAACAGCAACAACATGAATAATTTGTTATGATTAATGGGGATTGAATATAAATACAAAATTGGTGAATTATTCCACATATGGTTTCCATAGATTGTCAGTAGATTGTCAATAGATTCTCAATATATTATATATCATTTATTATTTAAGATGATTTATAATCAGTTTTTTATGATATTTATTTGGATACTTAAGATTTATTAGAGAAAGATACTTTTGATACTATAGATTTACAAGAATTTACTATGAATAATCCAAAACTATAAAAATAAAAGAAAAGTCTTGTAAATATAATTATATTTGTTTTTCTTAAATCATTATTATATATATAATCATCATCAGAATCAATGTCTGAATATTCAATATATTTATCATCTTTATTAGATTTATCGTACATTAATGGTTTTGGAGGAGATATATCATTAAATTCTGCTTTATCGTCAATTAAAATAAAATGTCCCCAGTGTTCATTCATAATCTAAGTGAGTTATTATTATATGATATAATTTAATAATTTTATATTATATTTTATTTTATTTTATTTTATTTTATTTTCAATAATTTCCTTTGCTTTTTTGCTGATATTGGATTTATGATATTGTTTTGCACGAACATAAGCTGCATATACTCCTTTTCTGCTTACTTTGCATGTGTTTTTCTTACAAATAGGGAATTTCTTACCACTTGATAAAAAGCATTTTTTACCGCACTTTTTAAGCATCACTGTTTTTTGATGAGAATTTGGTTTTTCTTTCTTCCATCCTTTCCAAGGAACATTTTTTCTTGTCTTTTTGGACATTATAATATTATAAAATATTATTATTTATATATTTTGAATATATGAATAAAGATGAAATTTATTTAGATATTGAAGAAGGTAAAATACATAATGATGTAGTTCTAGATGTAGATGTAGATGTAGATGTAGATGTAGAAAAAAATTCAAATAATACTAATATTGAATTATTAAAACAATCTATTGATATGATGAAAAATTATGTAACTAAAAATAAAAAAATAAAAAATAAAGAAGGAGATGAAGTTTTAAATGAAGCTTTAAATAATTCTATAAATGATTTAGATAATATAAATGATAACGAAATAAAAAGAAAAATAGAATCAATAACAATTAATAATTCTAATATTCTAAATATTGGAGATGAAAATTATTTTGCAGAAAGTGCAAGTGATTTAAGTGATAGTTATGATTCAGATAGCAGAGATAAAATTAAAACTAATGATGGAAATAATTATGGAAATAATTATGGAAATAATGTTAATAAAATATATAAAAAACTCAATTATAAACAAGTTGAATCCAATATTGATAAGTATTATTCCAGTTTAAATCATAAATATTCATCATCTCTTGATATATTAGCTAGTTATTTGAAGGGACAAAAAATCATATATATGGAATCCAAACAATATTGTGAAGATAATTTGAATATGTTAATGATGCCTGCTATTTTACTTTCTACTGCTGCAACTGTTCTTGCATCTATTGTTCAGGGTTACGAATGGGGTTCAATGCTTATATCATCTGTAAATGCAATTATTGCTTTTTTATTAGCACTTGTTAATTATTTTAAATTAGATGCAGCATCGGAAGCACATAAAATATCAGCGCATCAATATGATAAATTACAATCTTCTATTATATTTACATCTGGTTCTGTACTTCTTTTTCGTGATTTTAATACAATAATGAATGATTCAAATAACAATAACAATAATAACAATAATAACAATAATAACAATAATAACAATAATAAATCTAAGGAGGATATTATAAATTTATTAATTCGTTCAAAGAAAGATTTAGAACAAGAAATGTATCAAAAACTTTGTGATGTTGAAAAGAAAATTAGTGAAATTAAAGAAACTAATCAATTTCTTATACCATCTGCAATCCGTATGAGATATCCTGTGATTTATAATACAAATATTTTTTCAGTTATAAAGAAGATTGATGATAGAAGAAAAAAGATGATAACAGATTTGAAAAACGTAAAAAATGAAATTAGATATATAAATGCTGTTTCAAAGAGCAAGGATATGAAAAATGATAATAAAAAACACTTAGTGGATTTATTTAATTTAAAGAAGAATATGGTGAAACAATTATTATTATTGAAAAGTGCATTTTCTATTATAGACCAAATGTTTCATAAGGAGATTCAAAATGCTGAAATAATGAAAACAAGAAGTTTTTTGTGTTTTTTTAAAGATTTTAAAGAATTAGAAAATCCTTTAACATTGAATCCTTTTATTCAATCTCTCATGGATCCTTTTAATTATACTGATATTTTGATTTGAAGAGAGAATAAAATATAATAAATATATATGAATTTTCCTATGAGAATGAACAAAGTATTTACTACTTTAGGACAAAAACATCCATTAGTTTCTTTATCTTTATCAAATGTAAATGTACCTGGAATCCAAACTCCACAACCACAACCACAACCACAACCTTGTACAAATTGCAGACCTTGTTGTGATCATTCACAAGTAACTAATACAACATGTAGTACATTGGCATTAGAATGTATTGATTTTAGATTGAGAGATAATATGGGATGTCAACTTGATGAACTTGGTTTAAAAAATTATTATGACGCTGGATGTCTTCCTGGAGTAAGTTTAGCATATAATAATAACTTACCAGGTTTTACAGGATTTGATATATATGCAGATAATGTTGTGCAAATAGCTTATAACTTACATAATATTAATAATATATATTTTATAGAACATGAGCAATGTGGTGCTTATAAAGTAGCTTATGGTACATTGACACCTGACCAAGAATTAGCTTATCAAGTACAAAATGGAAATCAAGCTGTTGCTACTTTATGGGGAAAATTTAATCCAGATACTGGAACAATATTAAAAATACCAAATTTGAAAATAATTGGATATAGAATTAGTGTTGATGGCTGCACGATGAATCAAATATATTAAGATATTATAAGTTTAATTATTGAATAAATATAAATTAGTTTTGCAATTTTATTGTAAAATAGTTTATGAATTATAATACAAAATAATAATTTTGCATTATAAAAAATATGAGTATTCCGACTTGCTGGAATCGAACCAGCGACCTATTGATAACAACAGGTATTTATACTACTACAGTCAATCGCTCTACCAATTGAGCTAAAGCCGGGTACCAATATATATTGGTTTGTTTCTTTAAGTACTTTAAATTTAAAACATTATATTCGGCTGTCTTTCTTTAAGTATTTTAATTTTAAAATATTATATTTGGCGGTGTTTCTTTAAGTACTTTTTTTATTTATAACTGTCAAGATTTACATCATAAAAAATTATATAAGTAAATTATATAATGTATTATCGTATAGATTTGGTATTTTCATATTGGATATTTGCATGGTTTTTATTATATTATTTTGGAATCATTGATTATAATCCTAAATTAATATTAATTTTTGCTTTTATTGAAAATATATTGCTTTTTATTGCAATGGTTAATAATAAAACACCTTTGATTCAATTATTGAAATTTCTTTTTATTAATTTCTTTATTAAAATATTACCATTATGGTATGTATGGAGAACAAAAATAATGTTTAATGATATATATCCAACAATACTATTATGTATTCTGTATTTAATTTGGGTTTATATAAATAAAAAAAATGTTATACAATATCAATTATCTATAACACGTTCATTAATAAATGGGAAATCTGAAACACCATTACTGTCTTTGATAAAAAATATTCACAATATCTAACATGTTAATCTTGCCAGTAACAAATTTTATGTATCAAAATGGTAACCAAGAAAGCAAATAATTTATCCAATTATCTTCGTCTGTGCCATAATATATTTTCTTTGTTTCTTGTCTGAATTTGCAGAATCTTGTTGAAATAGTTTGGCAAATTTCTTGGTCATTTATGTTGAAACACTTAATTTGACCACGACATAACGGACATGTTAATTTTTCTAATTCCATATTTACTTGTTGTTTATCTAAATATGATATCATACATGATCCGCAGAAAGAGTGTTTACATTCTTTTATTTCAACCTTGTTCTGAATATTCACTTCATCATTTAAACAAATTGAACATTCAAATGTAGTTAGTTTATTTTCTTCTAGGTAGAGATTTTTCATATTTATTATTTGACACGGTTTGATTTTGAATCTATAATAGTTTCTTCGCATCTCAATTAAAACATTTTCTTCGGCTTTTTGTATTTTTTCTTCCATATTTTTATAAAAATTATTTATCTCTTCTAATATTTCATGTAAATTTTCAGGTGTTGGATTTATGTTAATTATTTCTTCCATTAAATTTCTTAACATTTCTAAATTTGTATAAGAAGGAGTTTCATAAATCTTAATATATTTCTCAAAATATTTATCTTCTTCTTCGGATTTTTCACACCAATAACTTTCTGTTAATAAAAGAATGAGTTCTTGTTTTTTCTTAGGAATTGGGTCTTCTGGATTTAAAATCCAATTATTCATTAATACTTTTAATTCTAATACCTTTAATTTTTCTAATTTGGACCTTATGAGAGAATCTTTCAAGGAGGGAAATAAATAAGATATTGCTGCTTTTGATTCTATCATATTATGAAGACTTTTTGCTGTTGGATGCTGACAATTAGTTATGTTATGTCCTCCATTTTTGCAATAAGAACATCTTTTGGGCATTCTTGATGTTATAATATGAGATTGTATAAAATTATTTATTTCTTGAAAATAATTCAATTTTCTTTATATTCATTTAAACAAAATTAATATAAAGAAAAAATTAACGATGGCGTCTGGTTCTTCTTGATTTACTCTTTTTACTCTTTTTACTCTTTTTACTCTTTTTACTCTTTTTACTCTTTTTACTTTTATTTGTTTTTCTGCCACCCGAAATCTTACCTCTGAGATTAGTAAGCAGCAGTGCTGAATAAATTGTGTGCATTTCGTCTAATATTTCTGTCTCTTGACTATTCAAACCTGTTGCATCGTTATCTAAAAGCCATAGTTGAATATCTCTTTTATTAGGACCTGTTGCGGTCATGAGTATTACTTGCTTTTTTTTTTCATCTTCAGAAGAAAGCCTTCTGAAACCTGCTAGATACATTTTCTTAAATTCTAAATTTAAAGACATTATATAATATATAGAGATATTTTTCTAGAGTTTCTTTATATTCATTTAAACAAAATTAATATAAAGAAAAATTAACGTTTATTTTTTAATCTTAAATACTGTGGCAAATCATCTTCCTTTCTCTCTTTGAAGTAATTTATAATATCTTTTTTTAAGTCTTCAGGGAAATTATTTGTTGGAATTAATAATCCTTTTTTATCATATGTTAAATGTTGATTTGGAGAGAAACTATGTTTTATTAATAACTCCCATCTATTTGTATAATTACGATTTACTTTTGTTCCATGATAATAATGTCTGATTATTCCAGGAGTGTAACCTACTCTTAAACTTTTGGCTTTTTTCTGATATTCTAAAATACTATTTTTATAATCCTCATGATAATCTTTATTCAATAATACATCTACTTTATTTATTAACGATAATGCCATATAAGAATCTCCTGAACCTAATACACCTTTATCATATAGTCCTCCTACTTTTTCATATGCCTTTCTAGTCATTGCCCATGCAAATCCTGGATGCCAATAATCCTTTCCACTTGTTGTATATGCTTTTTGCTTTGAAAAGCTAAAACCAAATCCATTAAAAATACTGAGATTAGTTTCATTATGGTCCATATCTACTGCATGACTCCATAATTGAACAATATCTTTACATCCATTCAGAATTTTCAAAGTATTTAATGCCCAACTTGGATCATCAAACTCTATATCTGCATCTATCCAAGCAAATGCTTTCCATGTTTTTTTTAACAAATATTTTACACCTAGATTTATCATATTTTCTTTATGCCAAATTGGTGTTTGTGTTTTGATTTGTAAATGATTCTTATTGTTTTTATCTGTGTTAATGAATTCTTGTCCTGGATAAATTAATTCTACTACATATAATTCTACATTTGTCTCTTCTTCTTCAAATCTTTTTATGAATTCTCTGCATAAAATATATCTTCTTGCAAATAAACAAGGATTTGATAATACAATAATTACATTCAGCTTTTCTTCTATTGGTTCATTATTTAAAATTGCATATTTGATATCATTGATTTTATAATCAATATCATCAATTTCAATACCATTTATTACTGTCATTTAATTTATATATATTTATATTTTATATTTTAAATTTATTTTTTATAAAAATCAAAAATTAAAAAATAATGAAAAAATTATCTCTTAATTATTATTATAATTTCTTTTGCTTTCTTTTGCTTTCTTTTGCTTTCTTTTGCTTTCTTTTGGTTTCTTTTGGTTTATAGTTTATGGTTTATAGTTTATGGTTTACATATTACTTAAGATCATTAATACTCTATCCTTATGTATGTATTTTTCATGAATAGGTTCAGCCAATGCATAACTATTGAAATAAATATCCGAAATGGGTGAGCGACACATTGCGCAAGTTGGATCAATTTTCACTCTTTTTTTTGATGCAGCTTCCAATTGGCCTTCTATACAAGTTGTACAGAATTGATGTTTACAATTTATCTTCACACAATTTGCCTGCTCTGTTATCTCTTCTTGACAAATCGGACAATCAAATGGCTCATATGGTTCATCAGTTTGTTCAACGCAACAGAAGATATCAAACCTATGAGATCTGTATTCATTCTCCTGTAGAAATTTCAGATAATCCCTGTGATAAGCTTCCATTTTCTCCGCAATCCAAGATGAAATTTGAAAATAAAGAGTTGGTTCCCACGTTATTGTATATGCTAGGTCAGCGCATTGTCTAAGAAATTTTATGTTTGGTACTGACAATGGATTCATTGCATCAAATTGTAAATCATTATAAATTTTTATTACATAATTATTTAATTCTTCATTATTTTCTTGAGATGATATAATGTTGTAATAACAATCAGTTAATAATTCTAATCTTCCATCTTTGCAGCTCATCAGGTATTTTTTTGATGGAGGTATTTCAAATAAATAAAGAAGCACTTGTAATTGCTTGGATGAAAGTTTCTTTAATTTTGACTTTATAAAGAGGTCTCCCATTTGAGGGAAAATGCTTGTAATTGCAGTCACTTTCATCATGACTTTGTCCATTTTCCTTTTTGATGGACAATTACATTTGCTGATATTGTGACCTGGTTTCCTGCAATAACTACAGCAACCACGTTGGGTTTGGACTGACATACATTGGACTGTTGGTTCTTGGACTGAAATATCTTGGACTGATTGCATGTTACTTATTGCACACTGGATGAAAGATTTTGTAATACTTATTTATTTTAAAACTTTTATTTCAATTTTTTATAAATTTGTTTTTCTTGAATTTCAATAACATAAATTTTTATAAGATTATAAGATTATAAGATTATAAGATTATAAGATGATAATTATTCTAAGGAAGAAGATTTATGAATTTATATTTAGTCAAATACAGAAAAATTGATTATATTATTTGTAATTATACAAATGATATAAAAAACAGCTATAATATATTTATGACTAGTAATCCCAGTTTATGCATTCCTCGTTTAACAGGTGACATAAAAAGACAATTTATTGAAGATAGATTTACACAATTAGGAGTTGGGAAAGTTTTGAAGATTGATATGATTTTAAAGACTTCAGAAAAGAATGAAAAATTTTATAGTGCATTTATCCATATTGAATGGAATGATAGTGAATTGAGTAAATATATTATTGACAGAATAAATGCAGGTAAAGATGTTAAAATTATTTATGAGGGATTCTTATTTTGGAAGGTTTTGATGAATAAATCAAAAAAACAAAGAATATCTAAAGAGATTAAAAATACAAGAGATGAAGATATTTGGAAGAGAAATCAGAAAATATATTGATTTCTTTATTCTTTATTAGATTTTATATGCATAAAAATATATATTTTTTTATGATTGTTTTATAACTTTATTGAAATATGGATATGAATCAATTACTTTTTCTCTCTTTGAAGCAATTTATAGACTTGGAAAAGGATGTAAAGGGACAATATAATGGGTTTTCTTTCCCTCCTTTATACAAGGTTTCTAGATTAAAGGATAAATTACCACTATCTTATAATGATTCTTTCATTTTAATTCATTATTTATCTTTGCAACAAACATTTTTAGAGAGAAATGGTTTTGGTTTCTTTAAATTGTCTTTTGAAGATATTATTATAATTGAATATAATGATTTAAAGAGGGAATTAGTGGAATTTGATTCGGATAATGATACTGGTTCTTTTTTATACTTTGCATATTTGAATCCTAATCATATTAAAAAAATTAATAATAAGGGCAATATTATATTCAATTCTCCCTTTATTATGGATTGCTTTTGTGCTCCTGAAATTTTAGCATTATCTGTTATTCCTGCTGCTGTTTCTTATAAATGTTTTTATTATAGTTTAGGTGCATTAGTTATTTATTGTTTGGTTTTAGAGTTGGAATCAGAGATGGCATTAGAAACTATTTATAATACAAAATTATATTGGTTATTGAAAAGAATTATGGTTTCTGAACCAAATAAACGGATTTTATTATTGGTTTGATTTGATTTGATTTGATTTATCTTGTTTTTTATCTTAACTTATATCAGAATATGTCACTTCAAACTTTTAAAAAGAAAGGAATTATTAATTATGGTACGAATAGGTCTGGTAAACCTCCTGGTGGAATATGGCTTCCACAAGGTCCTGGTCAAAGGATGCTCAAATTAGCATTACAAAATCCTGGTCTAGTAGGTTTTTCTATCAATGGTGGTAGAAGAAGCAAAGGTTATATTGGTCAAAGTAGTGCTTTCTCCAAAAATGGTACTCCTTTTCGTGGTCAATTCCCTTGTTGGACTTCTGGAGGGCAAGGAGGTAATTATCCAATTAATGTTGTTTTAAATTCTCCTCTTGTAAAAGCAATTAATCAGGGTTCTCAATATCAATACATTAAGCCATCTGTTCTCTCTACTGATGGAATGATTGAGAAAAAATATATGTGGATTAATAATGGACAATATCCTAATTATTGGGTTCAGCCTGTTTATCCTAGTGGTAGCTTAGAAGATAATGCTAGTCAGTGGTTATATATTCAAACAAAGGCTGCTCAAAATGATTGTGTTAATGATACTAATAAGCCTTATATTTATGAAGGTCATCGTATTAAATGTAGTCCTACTGATTGTAGTAATACAACTGCTAAACATACCTCATTCAATATTATTAGTTCTAATGTTGGTTACACAAAGACATTACACCAACCTCAAACTGCTAGTCAATACACATTACAAGTCCAGCGCAAATGTGCACATCCAGTTGGTTCCCAGAAGCCCTTTCCATTTGCTGCAAATAATGGCACTGGCGGAGGTAATGTTACTAATAGAACTGCTCCTCCCGCTATTCCTAGTATTTATTACTTAACTCCACCTGATTGGTATTGGAGTGAACAACCTTCTGATGCTGATACCAATGTAGTTTCCGCGTTATCTATTGTTGAACATACTCCTATTGTTAAGTAATGCTCTTTATATTGTTTTTTATAGATTATATTGGATTTTTATATTATTTTATTTTAATAATATAAAATGCCTTATGCGGAGTCATCATTATTGAAAAGAATGAAAGGTGGAATGAAAGGTGGTTGTAATTGTGGAATTGATTTTAGTGGATTAATGAAAGGTGGCTCAAAAAATGGCAGAAGAAATACAAGTAAAAATGGATTTTTTGATTTAATAATGGAGAAAAAACAATTTCTTTTGCTTGTTTTCTCTAATTTGCTTGTACAACTTGGTATATCTTATTATTTAATGATGAATTATAAAGGTCCTCATGTGAATGTTTGGTTCATATTATTTGCTACTCTTAGTATACTATATCTTATTATTTTTGTTCCTATGTCTTCCTTCATGAAATTCTTGTTATTTTGTATCTTTAGTGCTCTTTTTGGTGTTAATTTATCTGTTATTAATTCTGATAATAATGATAAAAATAGTAAAAATGATAAAAATGATAAAAATTCTAAGGATATTATCCATTTAGCTATGTTACAAACATTATCTGTATTTGGTGCAATGTTCTTAGTCGGTGCATTTTTATTAGCTAGTGGTATTAAATTTGGTTTTGCTTTTGCTGGATTTTTATTTTATTCTTTATTATTTCTTATTCTTGCTCGTTTGTGGACTTTTTTTTCTGGAACAATAAATATCCATACTTTTGCTTTGTCTGTTATTGGTGTTTTTTTATTCTCTCTTTATATCATTTATGACACTAATATTATTCTAAGAAGAGAATATTATGGTGATTTTATTACTGCATCTATGGATTATTATTTGGATATTATTAACTTATTTACTAACTTGTTCAACTTAAATAATAATTAAAAGTAATTAAAGATATTTATCTTATTTATTATATTATGCAAAATAATTTATTGATTACTGCTGTAAATAAACATCCACAATTGATGGTATTGAATATTTATCTTAATAATCAGGATAAATCATTATTGCAAGAATACCAAGATGCTGTTACTACTCATAATAATAAGGTTCTTGTTGACCCATACCCTGATGCTGGATTTGATATTTTTGTAGTAAATGATATTTTGACTTTACCTGGAAAATTAAATTATATTGATTTTGCATTGAAATGTAGTGCTAAAATGTATTATGATTTTGGTTCTACTAGTACTAACACTGGATTTTATATGTATCCACGTTCTTCATTATCTAAAACCAATTTGCGTTTGGCAAATAGTGTTGGTATAATTGATAGTGGTTATCGCGGTAATCTTATTGGTGCATTTGATTGTTTTCCTCTTCCAGTCCCTTTATATAATACTGCGTCAGGTGATTCCAAATTATCACCATATTGTGTTAAAAAATATAATAGATTGACACAAATATGTGCGCCTGGATTGGTTCCTATTTTTGTTATTTTAGTAGACTCTGAGTCTGATTTAGGTTCTGAAACTACTAGAGGAGATGGAGGTTTCGGTTCTACAAATCATGTATAGTTTATCATAGTTGCTTATAAAATTAATTACATGAATATACTTATAATTTATTATGTTATTATAAGTATGTTTTTATTAGGAAAAGAAAAAGGAAAAGGTAAAGATAAACAAAAAAATATGGTTAATAATATCATTAATATTTATTTACCTAAGAATAATCTTATTTTTATCAGTATTTTATCTATTTTTGTTATGTTTTCTGCTTTATTATATTTAAAACCATTTATTTTTAATTTTGCATTTCATACAATTTTAGGAAACTTATTATTAATTATTGGTTTCACATGCATTTGGTTTCTTGATAAAAAATTCTCAATTGGTCTAGCATTCTTATTATTGATTATTTATTTAAGTATGAGGATTGGTAGTACTACTACTAATCTTTATAATGATATTAAGGTTAAAGAAGGGTTCAATGATAAGCCTTGGTCTCAAGAGACTATTGAGGAATTCAATGAATTTCAGAAAGTTACTAATCCTGATATCAAATATGATATAAATATTGTTCAAAAACAAGCTACTGAAGAGGAAGTAAAAAAATTAGTTCAAACTGGTAAATGGCCTTGGTCTCAAGAAATTAAAAACTTATATATGAGTGCTATTGATGGTACATCTAATATTAAGATTGATCCTGGAATTGCTCTTAGTAATGCACAGGCTATTTATAATGAAACTGCTATGAAGGGAATTCTCTCATGGGGATCAAAAGAAGGAACATTTTTATTAAGTGGTGCAATTATTGGTCATCCTGAAAATATGCCTAAAAATATTAATAATTATATTCGTTGTGGAACTTCCAAAGATGGTTCTTTGTCTCCTATTATGCAAAAAACTGAATATTTAGGTTATAATGGTATTAATTCTAGTATGGAGAAGAAGATTACTGATGTTGCTAATTCTGATATTCCTGAGCTTGTTACTGGCTTTTCATTCATTAATGGTGAATGTAATCCATGCCTTCCTCTTGAAGCCACACCTAATTATTCTTGTCCTTTCAAGTTGAATATTGGTAATGGTACTGAAGTCTCGGAAATTTGGAAAAACTTATGGAATTTAGATAGAAAGCAAAAATAAATTCAAATCAAATCATCAAATCATCAAATTATCAAATGTATTAATTGCATATATTTCATTATGCTTATAACTAGTTATCAATTTATAATTATTTTTTATAAGTATTTCTCTACATAATTCATCTTTCTCAGGTTGAACACCTAATGTTTCAATTAAAATTATATCAATCGGAATAGAAAAATCCCAAGATTTTAACACCTCATATTCGTGTCCTTCAACATCTAATGATAATAAATCTATATGTTCTATATTTGTTTCTTTTACAATTTCAGTTAGTGTTCTTGGCTTCATAACAATTTTATTTTGTGGTAATGATTTATTCCACTCATTATTGCTTTCAAAATAAGTATCAAAATGATGTTGAGATAATGTATTTTCTACACCTGATACTGCTGCATGACAATCTACAAAGTATCTAAATTCTAATGGTTCTTCATGGCAACTTATTAAATTATTGAATAAAAAATTATTTGGTCTATTTGTTTGAAGTAATTTAAATTTTTCTGGATGCGGTTCAATCAATATTCCTTTCCAATTTAATGAATCTTCAAAAAATTTTGTATTTGAATATAAAACACCATCTAATGCTCCCAATTCAATATAAACACCATTTTGTTTGTTTTTAAATATTGTTTGGTTTAAAAAAATATCCTCTTGACATTGTGAATAATACATCATATATTTTATATTATTTATTATTTATTTATATACTATTTATTATTTATTATTTATTATTTATTATTTTTATTTATTATTTTTATTTTTATTTTTATTTTTATTTTTATTTTTTTTATATGTAAATTCACAACCTTTATATTATTCATCTTGGTTGAAGGCATATTGTCTTTGGATTCCTCCACATTGTCTTTGAATTTGGGATATATTTTTGGCGTTGTTCTCTTTGCTACATTCATCATCTAAATAATCCCATGAAGCTTCATTTTCTGTACAACTTGTTTCTGCACCTGCACTTACTCCGCGCATAATTTTTTGCTGAGTGTCTGATGTATAAGCACGACTAATCGGTCTATTCTCAATTTCATAATCTTCATAATCTTCATAATATTCATAATCGCATGCATTTTGTCTTTTTAAATCTGTCACATTATATGAGCATTCACGCCCCTGTGAGGTTTGTCTCGCAACCGTGTAAAGCAGTGCATTTTCCGACAATAATGTTTTCTCGCTAATATACAAATCATCTTGTAATTGCTTCAAGAAATCCTTATCCTGTTGGCTGTCCTGTAATGCAGAATATGCTTCTATTTTCTTTCTCATATTTTTCATTTCTTCAATATGCTTTGTCTTTCTTTCTCTATCATTGGAGGTGGAGCTGGAGCTGGTCGCTATTTTCGCTGATATATGAAGAAGCTCCAAAACATTTTGTCTATAAATATACTTACTCAAATCTACTACCTCTTTTATACCTGTTTCAAGGTCTTCCAATTCAGGTAATGCTAGTTCTGACATGCTTATTGTTCCTGTCTCAGATAAACCTGTTAGAGTCAATTCAAAATCATCAGGTGTTTCGCTCCTCACATGATAATTCTTCTTGGCCTCGCCGCAAAGATTTGGTACTCTAATTTCTCTTAGCCACTGGTTTGTCTGGAAGTCGTAGATTTCGCCATTTGTCACTTGGATAGTGACATTTCTGAGAGCAGTGTATAATATGCTGTGAATGATTTCGCCGAATACTAGGCCAGCGTTCTCAATCTTATCTACATAATAGTAGGAGCCTGAGTTAATGGAGGCTAGCTGTTGTAATAAGGTGAAATCGTGGTCTACACCGAAGCCTATGAAATAGTTATGTGAATCTTTTGGAACGGAATTAATTAAGGTTACTAGGTCTGTAGTTCCAGTTGTGATGTTTCCATCTGTCATAAAGATTAGCGACTTCTGGGATACTGTTGATTTTTGTTGAAGCCTTTCACTCGCATCTTGCAGCGCAAGGTGAATGTTTGTTGAACCTCGTGGGTAAAGTGATGTCTTCACCTTATTGATGATTTGTTGAAGTTGTTCAGAATCATTTATTATCTTTGTTGGCTCCAGAACTTGGACTATGCTGTCGTCAAACCCAGTGATTTCCAGATTCACTTCAATTTCTTCTGCATTGGCGTTCAGAAGGCGTGTAATATTTTCTAAGGTAAGTTGAAGATGTTGCATCTTTGTGCGGCCATCTTGACAAATATCATACATTGAACCTGACATATCGTTTGTAGAATTCAATTCCTGCTCCTTTTGGGTCATTGTGGTTTGCGCCATTTCTATTCTGAAAATTCCGAACTTTTTCTCTGAACTATAAAGATCTGATTCAACATTGTGGAACTTTATTAGAGAATCCTTCACATAAGAATTGCTGTCATTGGTATTGGAGGTGGTCATTAGTGCGGACATTGTTCTCGGAATAATTGTACAATCAATTATATTAGTTATTTTTATTTCAATTTTTTTGTTATGAAAAATATGGAATTTTTACATTTTGTAAAAAAGTAATTTAAAAGTATTATTATATAAAATATTATAATATGTCTGACCAATCCTCTGCTTCTACTGCCTCTGCTTCTGCCGAACCTCAAGTTAAGTTAGTTGATATTGAAGTTACTAATGAAAATGTTGCTTTGAATTTGATGGTCTCTTTTTTGAATCTTGCTCAAAGACGCGGTATTTTTAGTATTGATGAAGCTGCTAAGATTTGGGAATGTATCAAGAAGTTCCAGAAGTCCTCTTCTGATTCTAGTGCTTAAATTATTTTGGTAAATTGAATAATATGATAAATATAGTATTTTATTATATTAATTTTTTCATTTTTTACAATTTTGTTATTCATTCAAATTTTCTAAAATGTTAATTGTTGCTTTTTCTAAAATAGTCTCTACCTCTTTATCTGCTTCCTGGTCTTCTTTTTTTGCTTCTTCTGCTTTTTCTTCTTCTCCTTGTACTTGTACTTCTACTTCTACTTCAAATACTTCTAGTTCCTCTACTGCTTTGGGTTCTAGTTCCTCTACTCCTTTTGCTTTTAATTCCTCTACTCCTTTTGCTTCCAATTCCTCTACTGCTTTTGCTTCCAATTCCTCTGCTGCTTTTGCTTCCAATTCCTCTACTGCTTTTGCTTCCAATTCCTCTACTGCTTTGGCTTCTTGCTTATTGATACTAGTATTTTTACCTGAATAACAACTTCTTAAATAACTCCATATAGAAAATATACTTTTGGGTTCACTACTCTTTGAAAGCTCTATAATTGGGTCTGATATTTGCTTTTTCTTTTCCAAAGTGTCTAAATTATTGGTTATTTCATTTGAATTGTTCATTATATTATATATTTGTATAATATATTTGTATTATTTATTTGTATTATTTATTTGTATATTTTATTTTAATAATGAAAAATAAAATATATTTAACAATGAATATAAAATTATGTTTTATTTATTTTCTTTTTAAAAATGCAACATATAAGATATAATTCAATAAAATAAAAATATTAATTATTATTGATAAATTAAATAAATATTGTTTATTTATTCTTTTTTTAATTAAAGCATTTATATTTTCATAATTGTTATTTCTAAAAATAGTAAATAAAATTAATAATAATGATGTAACAAATAAAATTGAAGATTCTAAGTGTATATCATTATTTTTTTTGTTTATTGATTGAATAATAAATATATTTACAGCAAATAAAAATGATACTGATAGTGATGCATCGCTTATAGATTTTTGTTTATCTAATTCAGATTGTACTGTTCCAATTTGTTCTTTATTTTTTATAAACCATGTTATATATATATTTGTAATTAACAATATAAATATTGATTTAAATCTATTTAACCTGGTTTTTGATATTTTGTATGTTAATATAGATATAAAAAAGATAAATATGCTAGTTAAAAATAATACTTTTTTATTTATTTTATCAAAATAAATGAATGATTCACTCAGATTTATGTCTTGTTCTGAATATCCAATTAATACTATACCTGAAACATCATTGTCATAATTAAATTTTTTATAAATTGATGTTTTTTGTATTAATTCATTATTTAATGGATTAAACCATGTGTATTTTATTCTGTTTAAACTTGATTTATTGTCATACATATTTTTAATTGCATTTGCATCAATATTATTATGTGTAAAATAAGAATAATTATTATTTGATTGATTTATTATTTCTTGTAGTTCTACATCTACAAAGTTTTTATCTGGAAAAACTCTATATATAAAATTTTCTTCATTGCTTATTTTTTCAAGTATTCCTATATAATAATTAAATTTATTTACAGTTATAATGTTATTTTTATTATTGTATTCTATCCATCCTTTATAATCATTTTTATATTTTGTTTCTAATAAATTTATTCTTTCTTTTATTATTTTATTAAAATAATTATATAAATATTCCTGATTACT